CATAGTTCCTAAATGCCCTACTATCCCTAACTAACATATTTGATACAAACTTGTTGATAAATCCTACATCTTCATTTCCATCAACAGATTTAATCATATATCTTAATCGAGTAGTAATATCAAAGGATGCATCTTTGTTAAACTTTTCTAATGCAGCAATATCTTTTTCTATTGCCTTTTCATCACCATGTGTTAATAACTTAAATATTAATTTGTTTTTACCTGCTGGTGTTACAAACTCAAATTCATTCTTGTTATTAAATACTGATAAATCAACTTCTTTTGTACTTACTTTACCCAAGTGAATAGTTGCGTCAACTTCTTCATTTAATTTAGATGAATAAAATCTCATTGGATATTCAGGTCCATACCCCAATACTCTTGTAGCAAGAATGATTGCATTTTTGTCACCAATTGTAATATCATTGATGTCTATATCATCAACTACAATAGATTCAAATAATTTATCCAACACAACACCCTTTTTAATAAGGTTTTGTGAAGATAAAATATCTTCTTCTTTGGCAGTCATGTATTTCAATGTTACTTTACCTGAAGAAAGAGGGTTATCTAATGGATATACTTTACCCTCAGATGGTAAGTCAATAACTTCCGTTGGAAAGTCAAATTGTTTTTCACTCATAACTTTTGTTCTTTAATTGTGTATATAAATATATAAAAAGAAAAAAGTTAAAAAAAAAGGAGTTATTCTTACGAAAAGAATCACTCCCTTTATTAATAGTAGTGGATTATATTTTAATACTCTAAAATAGCGTAATCGTATGCTAAAGTAAGAGAAATATCAGCAGGGTCATTAGAGGAGAAATCTAAATCATTAAAGTTTGCTGCTACGATAAATGCTCCCTTTAGTTTCCATTGTTCGATTTTGTCTCCAACAGGTCCTAACATATAGAAATCAATATCTTTCTTGTAGAAGTCTGCGTATCCTCTTCTACCCGTGATTGATTCGTGTCCTAATCTTACCCACTCCATCACTTGTTGTGCTCCTGAAGGTACGATTGGGTCATATAGAGTAATCTCTAAATCTTGCCACTCTCCTTTACCTTGAAGTTTTCTATAAGTGTTGATGTGGTCTAACTTAATTTGTTCAAAGTTGATAGAAGGTCTGTTTGCCGTCTTAATTAAGTACGATTGGATACCATCAATTTCCATGATGTATCTGTTCTTCATCTTCGGTTCGAAGTTGGTAAAGAACATTTCGTTAAATTCTAATACTTCTGCCATTTTATTATTTTCTCCTTTATACTAATAAATATTAGTTATTCACTTTTTTGTTTATGCTGAGAACGATGCTCCCGTTGGTAAGATGTTGAAGTCAATTACAATGAATTCAGCGGTCTTAGCAGGTTGTAGGAAAATCTGTCCAGCCATTATGTTTCTATCAACTACATCAGGTGTGTTGTTAGTCTCATCCATAACTACTTTGAATGCGTACAATCCTTGTCTTTGTTGGATACCCTCTAAGTAAGGTTGTACAGTGTTGATGAATCTACCTCTTGTAACTGCGGTGTTTTGTTCGAATACCAAGTATCTTGAAGTACTTGCTACAAACTTCTTAACTGCAATCAACAATCTTCTAACATTGATTCTATCTAATGCTGATGCTTTGTCTTGTAGAGTCTTTTGTCCAAATGCCACAATACCTTGTCCAGGGAATGATGCGATTGGGTTTACTTTGTTTTCATATAGTGTATCTCTTTCAGAGTGAGTCAGTCTATTCAATACCGATGCTGCTCCTACAATTCCACCTCTATTCAAACCTGCTGGTGCGAACCACTCTGCTGCGATAGCATCATTTGCTGCATATACTGCGGGTAGTAATACCGATGGTGGTACACTTATCAATTTGTTTGTGTTTGTATCTACTGTCTTAACCCAAGGATAGTAAGTTCCAACATAGTTAGAATCCACTGCGTTTGCTTGAGTTGTAATATCACTTATCGTTGCGTCTGCTTTACCAAAGTCTGCGATGTAGAATGCGTCTGACCTTGCTTCAACAATATCAATTGCTTTAGTTACTACCGATGGGTGTAATTGTCTAACAACACCAGGTGTTACTAACATATTAATATCCCACTCATCTTGATTAGAAATTGCGTTTAATGCTTTAGTATAAGCAACCGAACCACTTGCAGTTGATGATGATAAATCTAAACCTTGTGAGTTTCCTGCTGTAATGTTAGTTCCGTACTTTTTACTAATTGCAGGAGAACCTCCATCAAAACCACCTTGGAATGCTACTGAGAATTGTCTCTTCACCATATCAGATGAATCCGAACCACTCATTACATAATCAATTCCACTTAATACATTACCATCAAATGCGAATGCTGTATTTGAACCAGTTTGTGCTCCATTTGGAATTGGGTTTAGGTAATTTCCATTATCATATTTTACACCAGTTGTTTCAAAATTGAAACCTGAGTAGTTAATCGGTGAACCTGCTGTATTACCAGTTGACCCTGAAGTAAATACTACTGCTGGTACCCAAAGTGATTGTGCATCAGTTGTAGTTTTAATAGGGTTAGTATATGCTCCATGTGCGAATGGTGCTGCCGATACTGGATATAATCCTTGTTCTTTAACTTCTACTCTAATGTATTTAGAGTTATTTACCCAATCACCATATTCAGTAATCTTACCATTAGAATCGATAGTCATAAATCTATCTCCGATTCTTCTTGCGATAAAGTTAGGTGATGCAGGGTCTAAGTTTACATTATTATAAGTTTCCAATACTGACTTTCTCTTATCAGTATCACCAAATGCTCTAACTGTTACTGTAAATGTAGAGTAATCAGTTCCACCATCTTCTCCTGCTGCTTTTACATTGGAAATTGAAATCTTAAATCTTTTGTTTTCGTTGTTACCATATCCAAGTGTATGGAATCTGAATAAGTCGTATCTCTCACCAGATATAAGTTGTGATTGGATATATGGAGTATTTGCAACTGATGCTCCTGTTGTTGATACATCATCACTTAGACTACCTCCATTAAATTCTTGAGTTGGTAGTGCTAATGCAGTTACTGCTTCACCACCTGCTACTTCTAAGTCAACATTTGATGCTGCGTTCTTAAAATATGCATAAGTATATCCATCTTTAGAACCTAAAGGTGATACACCAAATACATCAGTAATATCATTTGCTGCTGATTCTAAAATAGATGAAGATACTTCACCAATACCACTACCACTTACTACAAATGAACCAGATGTAGTTGTTGATGGTGATACTGTAAATGCACCAAATCCAACTTCTGCATCTCCATTTTCAGTAGAGTGTAACACACCTACTAATTTTTTAGTAGAGTTATCAGAACCAGATGCTAATAAACCAACTGGTGTTGCTTGTGAGTAACCTCCTTCGTTCATTACTCTTACAACAGTTACAACTCCTGCCTCTCTGAGGTAGTTTTGTACTGCATATTCAGTATAGTAAGTCCCATCGGGTGTTCCAAAAATATCCTCGAACTCACTTTGAGTTCTAACGATTGTAGGTACAAATGCAGGTCCTTGTTTGAAAGGTCCTACGATTGCTGCTCCTATTTCTCCAATTCCCTGTGCTAAGAAAGAGAGGTCATTCTCTCTTGTAAATACACCAGGTGATACGATTCTTTCTGCCATGTTATTTTTTCTCCAAGTAAATTATTATTTGACTAATATCAAATTACACATATAAATATAAAGAAAATACCCAAAAGGTAAATTCAATTATTTATCCGTCTATAACATTACCCCCACCAAAACTTTCTTCTAATTTTGCTTTTAATAAAGGATAAGCAAAATCATAGATACTAACTTCTGATATAGGATTCGTTGAAATTAAGTTAACTTGGTAATCTTCACTACCAGTAACTGTTTCGTTTCTATAATCAATATTTGATTGTGTAATCTCAGAACCAGGGTTTGAAGGGTCTGGTACCATAATGTCTACTGACTCCGAAACTAAGTATGTTCTCGAGAAGTCTCTCGTTCTTGTAACTGATTCGGTAACAGCAAACTTATAGATTTCTAATATATTATCATTCTTTGCTTTAAGTTCTTCATTTGCTGCATCAGGTCTTTGGTCATCATATTCCTCATAAGATGCACTTTCAGCAGAACCAGAATTCATGTATAATACGGGAAATACTCGTAAATACCCTAAATTTTTTCTGAACTCGAATGATTCAATACGAACATATCCTTCATCAGTAATACCTTTAGATGTTCCGATT